GACCAGAATGAACTGATTGATGAAAAAAACCGGGTGCAAAAAATCTTGTGAGACTATCCCTTTAAGCAAATAGTCTGCTTTGATAACACTTTTCAAAAAATAGAGTAGAGAGTGTGTATACATATATTCAACCACTGGACCAATATTTATAAAAAATTGTTACTTAAAATATGAAAATAAAAACGAGGTTTTATTATTGGAACCAGAGATTTTCGAAGCTGGAAGATTTGGTAAATATGGAAAGCATAACGAGTTTGGATATTGGAAGCATAACGACAATGTATATATTCCTTTGACCGATAGTTGAAAAAAAATCTTTTTCTTATTAATTTAAATTACACAAAACAAAACCTGAATCTAAATCTAAAATCTAACAATACATCGCTAACATACTCTGGCTCTGCTTCTCCTCATTCTTGATAAGAATATCTACCTCCTTCTTGGTGACCGTAAATGGGAATGTTACCTTGAGATCGAGTTCCTTGCCGAAAATACCGACGTTGTCCTTTACCAATCTGAAAAGGTTGAGTTTCGTATGGATAATTTCCAAACATCGCTTCAAGTTACGAACGCCTGCTTCTTCATTTGTCAATGCCACATTTGATACGATATATTGGATTGTCTCGTCAGGAATAATGATGTCTTCTTCGGAAAAGTTTACTTGCTCACGGATCTTAGGCAATAGATATTTTCTAGCAATAATCACCTTATCCTTAGAATCGTAGCCCTTTGTTTGAATGCGATACATACGGTCCTTCAAGATAGGATTGACCTTCGACTCGTCGTTGTAACTGAAGATAAAGAGACATTTACTGAGGTCAAAGTCAATCTCCGAGAAGTACTTATCATGAAACTGCGAGTTTTGCGAAGTGTCAGTAAGATGTGTCAGGATACCAACGATTTCCTCACCACGTGGAGTTCCGCTAATCTTATCCAACTCATCAAAGTAAATGACGGGATTCATGCACTTACTATCGATGAGAATCTGTACGATTTTTCCCCAGGTGCTCCCCTCGTAAGTGTACGAGTGACCTTCGAGAAAACTACTATCGCCAGCGCCACCCAACGCGATGAACGCAAATTCACGACCAAGAATCTTACTAATTCCCTCCTTGATAAGACTAGTCTTACCAGTGCCAGGAGGTCCATTGATAGCAATTGCAGTTCCCATAGCGGAAGGGTTTGCAATCCATTGTCCAATCATTTGCATGATTTGAACTTTGGCATCGTTGAGTCCATAGACACAAGTGTCAAGAGTGTTCATGGCGGTTGACATGAACCCGTGACAGACTTCGGGTCCATCGGACATCTTGACAGAAATTTCCTTATAGAGACCGAATGGCACACGCATAAACGTATCCACCCAGTTCTTGATTTTGTAGTATTCGTTATCTCCGGGATCCATCGACTTTAAGACATTCAGTTTCTGGAGAGCGATTGCCTTGAATTTTGCCGGCATCTTGGTATCCAACAGAGATAGACGATAAGGCTTTTCAATATTGATGTGGTTATTGATTTCCTTGAGGTCCTTCATCACTCGAAGTTGCTCCTTATTAGAGAGTTTCTTCTTGAAATAATCGATTTCGTTGGCTTGCTTCTTTCCGCCATGAATGAGTTCGTGATAGGTTTTCGCATTCTTGACACGCGCCTTTTTCACAAGTTTCTTGATGGATTCGTCGCAATCGTTGATTGCCTTTATCAAAATCTTACTATTTGGGCGGGTGTGAAGTTGTCTAGAAAGTTGCTTCTTCGTGTCGACCAAATCCAGGTATTCTTGTTCGACGTCGGTGAGTTCAGCGTTTTTCTCGGCTTCCTTAGCTTTGGCTGCAGCCTTTGTCTTTGCCGCTTTCTTGGCGTTCTTTTTCGATTTAGAATCAGTCACATCCGTCTTATCGGGAAGTTCTACCTTTTCGTAGGTCTCCTTCATAAACGCTTGCTCGTCATCGCTATCTACTTCAGCACCTTCTTCGTCCTCGATGAACTCCTCGTCCTCATCCTCTTCACCACCGCCCATGAAGAGAATACTATAGACGCCTTCCTCCTCTTCCTCTTCCTCGTAATCCTCCTCATCATCCTCCTCGTCATCCTCCTCATCATCTTCTTCGATTTCCTTAACGCGAGGGCGTCGGACAGACTTGGATTTCTTTTGTTTTTTAGATTGTTTCTTGGGGGACTTGTTAGAAGACTTCTTGGAACTACCAATTTCGCTATCAATAGCATCCATCATAGAATTCTCTACTTTCTGTTGCATAAACTTCGAAGGAAACAGCTTCGCCAAGAACTTGTGGAGTTCTCCGCGGTCTACCACATCGTCCGCCTCATCATCTTGATCTTCGTCCTCGTCGTTGTCTTCGTCCTCGTCGTCATCTTCACAATCTTCCCAACTTTCTTCATCCTCGTCATCGCTAGACTCGATGACGCGCTTCTTAACACGGCGCTTGGATTTAGGTGGTTGGTAAGTCGAATCGGAATCTTCTTCGATGGTTTCCGAGTCAGAATCGGAGTCAGAATCGCCACGATTCTTCTTCAGTTTGTTTTTCTTGTTTTGAGACTGGGACTTCTTAGTAGAAGCAATCTTCTCAAACAGCTTATTGAACGACATTTTCTTGATATACTGGAGTAACTCTAAGTAGGTTTACTCAAAAAATTATAACATTTGAAACTTTCAATTTTTTCACTCTTCGATATTATATAATATAATGAATTATGTGAGACACAAATAATAAAAAATTGAAACCCAAACAATATAAAAAATATGTGGTATATAGTATAGGATTTAAGATGTCTTCAAAGACAAAAAATGAACACAAGACGCCTTCTAGGATCGTCGGAGTTCAATTTAGTATGTTATCACCCGAAGAAATACGTAAAAATTCGGTGGTAGAAGTCATATCCCGTGACACATACATAAATAATAAACCCGTTATTGGCGGACTTTTCGATCCTAGAATGGGTGTATTGGAGCCTGGACTTATTTGTCCCACCGATGGGTTTACGTATATTGATACTCCTGGTTACTTTGGACATATTGAAATGGCTAGACCGGTGTTCTTTATTCAACATATCAAAGAAATAATGAAGATATTGAAATGTGTTTGTTTTAAGTGTAGCAAACTACTGCTTAATAAAAACCGTCATAACCATATTCTAAAACTAAATTCCGAAGACCGTTGGGATTATGTCTCGAGTAACACCACCAAAATCAAGCGATGTGGAGAGTCGATTGAAGATGGTTGTGGCTGTAAGCAACCAGACAAAGTCAAGCTCGAAGGAATGGCGTCGATTATGGCAATTTGGGAAAACATCGAAACTGAAAATGAAACTGACTCTAAGAAAATTAACATTCGCGTTACGCCCGAAATGGTAGTGAAAATTTTCAAACGCATATCAGATGAAGACATTCATTTTATGGGATTTAGTCCAATTTGGTCGCGTCCCGAATGGATGGTTTGTCAGGTTTTACCAGTTCCTCCACCAGCAGTTCGCCCATCGGTGAAGCACGACGCCCAGCAACGGTCAGAAGATGATTTGACGCATATTTATAGTAATATTATTAAAACAAATAAAGACCTTGCTGAGAAAATTGCCAATAACGCATCTCCTAATGTAATCGAAGGTCTTACGACAGTATTACAATATTTCGTTGCTATGATTGTGAATAATAAGGTCAAGGGCGCGGTTCCTATGGCACAACGCTCAGGTCGTCCTCTGCAGTGCATTATGGGTAGATTGAATTCCAAGAGTGGTCGTATTCGTGGTAATCTCATGGGGAAGCGTGTCGATTTTAGTGCTCGTTCGGTTATCACCGGCGACCCTAATTTATCGATTAAGCAACTCGGTGTACCCAAGAAGATTGCTATGAATATTACTAAGCCAATGACTGTAAATGATAGAAATCGAGACTTCTTGATGAAACTCATCCAGAATGGACCCGAAGTCTATCCGGGCGCCAAGATATTGGAGCGCAAAAATGGCGAGAATATTTCGCTGAGATATGTTGACCGAGCATCCATTCGCTTGGAGGATGGTGATATAGTTCATCGACACATGATGGATGGAGATGCGGTGTTGTTCAATAGACAACCATCTCTTCATAGAATGTCGATGATGTGTCATATCGTTAAGGTCATGAAGAAAGGCGATACATTTCGCATGAATGTTGGCTGCACCAAACCGTACAATGCCGACTTCGATGGTGATAAACTCATCTTGTCACCAACAGGAAGACGCTGTTAGGGATGTAGACTTCCCCTACCAGAAAAACGTTGTAATGTCTACTTGTTTATCATTCGTGTGCATGAATGGTTTACAAATATAACTTCCTAGTCAAACAATATAAATAATTTTAGGGATATATATTAGATGGAACCATCAAAACAACCAAATCCGTCAAACAAAACCACCATTTTAGACGACCCATCCGACCGTTATTGTGAAATCTATATCATCAGGAATTTAGTCAATCGAAAGATTTACATTGGTCAAGCAGTTTCGCACATTTTGAACCACAAGAGATATAGACCTTATGGATACCAAGGAAGGTTTCGCTCGCATATTTCAGAAGCATTTTCCAAAAAGAAAAATCAATGTCATTATTTGAATAACTCCATAAGAAAACATGGAGTTGACAATTTTGAGGTTGAACTATTGGAAAACTGTAATACTGAAAATGCAAATGAGCGAGAGACCTTCTATATAAAGCACCATGATAGTGTGTTTCCAAAAGGCTATAATCTAAAAATAGGCGGAACTGTCTTTGAACATAGTGAAGAAAGTAAGAAACGAGTCTCGAACGGAGTAATCCGATACTTTGAAGATAAAAAGTTCGAACGTTTCGATGCTATAAAAAAGATTGAAGATGATATAGAGAAACACATTCGTCCATTAAAACGAGACGATGTACAATACGGTTGGTATGTCTATATAGAACGGAAAAAGGCAGATTTTGGTGGTGTACACATATCCCTAGAAGAAAGCAAAAACTCTGCAATAGAGTTTATTAATGCTTTAAAGATTCGTTTGGCAAGACGTCTGGATGCGGGAAACTCCTTAGAGCCTTCACTACCACTCCAACTTGGAAACACTTTGGAGGAACACGGTTAATAGCCGTACCCAATGGTAATAATGTGAAGGATTGGACAATCCGCAGTGAGATTATCTAACCCCGCTTGGTAGGGAATGATAACCACTCAGAGATCGGTAAGACGTCGGTGTGTAATGAAGGATTAGCCGTCCTGAACGCGCTTAAGGTACGATCCACCCCTTTGGGAAACCTTTGGGAATTCATTGGAGATGAATATGCACATGGCTCAGAATGTTCTAGCCGAAACCGAGTTACGCCACCTGGCAGCGACTCCTTACCAGATGATTAGCCCTTCGGCAAATGCCCCCATCATCGGCATTTATCAAGACTCTTTGTTAGGGTCTTACCGAATTACTCGTCCTAATATTAAATTTACTCCTAGAGAAGCTATGAATCTTCTCATGATGTTTCCTCGTGTTGACGTCAACGCAATTCGCGAGGCTGGTGACTCAATCAGCAATTTTGACGTTCTAACACAAATCCTTTCGCCAATCACCCTCAAATATAAGACCAAATTGTTTGAAGATGGCGAAGAAGATGCATCAATTTCGAATAACGTTTTGGAAATTAGAAATGGAAAATATATTCGCGGACAAATCGAGAAATCCGTTCTAGCTTCGACAACGAAGGGCATTATCCACCGAATCTGTAATGATTATGGTCATATGCAGGCAGCGGACTTTATCGACGACCTTCAAAACGTCGTTACTGAATACATGAAGTCCAGTTCTTTTAGCGTAGGTATTAGCGATCTAATTGCAAATAAGACAACACAAGACGCGATTATCCAAGTTATTACCGCGCAAAAACAGGAGGTGCAATCTATTATTAACCGTGTTCATTTGGGCATCTTTGAAAACAATACTGCAATGTCAAATATGATGAAATTTGAGAGTGATGTCAATAATACATTAAACGATGCTACAAACCAAGCCGGTAAAATTGGTCGTAAATCTCTCAGCAAGACGAATCGTTTCGTAATGATTGTAAATTCGGGGTCAAAGGGTACACCCATTAACATTTCGCAAATGATTTCTTGTCTCGGTCAAACAAACGTTGACGGAAAGCGAATTCCATATGGTTTCGAGAATCGAACTCTTCCGCATTTCAACAAGTTTGACGACTCGCCTGGCGCCCGTGGATTTATTGAGAATTCTTACATTTCCGGTCTAAGTGCACCAGAATTATTCTTCCATGCTATGGGTGGTCGAGTTGGTCTTATTGATACCGCTTGTAAAACTAGTCAAACTGGATATATTCAGCGTCGA